GCCCCCGGTGCAAAATATCGACGGGTATCCCGAGCCCGTCACGCAAGATCCCTACCAGTGCGGCCGCGAGGCGGGCCGCAGAGAACTGGCCATCCAGCTGCTTGCGGCGGGCAGCCTCACGATCGAAGACCTTAACCAAATGATGGAGGATGACGATGTTCATCGCTGATATGTTTTTGAAGACCGCTTTACGCGCGCCTGAAGGTGAGGGTGATGTCGGGGGCAGTGACACGATAGCGGGCGGGGATGACACGCTGGCCGCTGATGGAAATGACACGCTGGCCGCTGATGGAAATGACACGCTGGCCGCTGACGACCCTGCGCCCGTCGCCAAGTGGTGGGAGGATAAGCGTTATGACGACGTGACGCAGGCCCAGCTGAAGGCGCTGGGGCTGACTGTCGATGATCCTCTCGACGTGATCAACAGCTTCGCCAAGATGGAGCGGTCAGCCAAGGTTAAGCTTGGCAAAGGTGTTGATCAGCTGCTGGAAAAGCCCGGCGAGGGACAGGATGCTGGCACATGGCTGCGCCAGCATGGCGAGATGTTCGGTATTCCGGAAACGCCTGAAAAATATGAGGTGAAGCCGCCTGAAAGCTGGCCCAAGGATCAGGCATGGGATACGGAATTCGAGACGACCGCACGGCAGATGGCCCATGAGGCCGGTATCTCCGGCGCTGCCTTGCAGAAGTTCACGGATCTGTATGCAGGCAAGGTGGCGGGGCTTCTCGGCACGGCAGAGGCTGATTTTCAGGCGGCGAACGAGACCATGCAGGCCGATTTGCAAAAGGACTGGGGGGCCGAATACAACGCCAAGATCGCTCGGGTGCAACAGATCAGCGGGGTCCTGGCTGAAAGGGCGGGGCTCGACAGTGAAGCCATGGAGGGCCTTTCGGCAGCGCTGAAACCGAAGATCGGCGATGCCAACATCATTCGGTTGTTCGATGCGGTGGCCGAGCTGGGTGGCGATGACATGGCGGCGGGGCTGATGGGCGGCGGCGGTGGCATTGGCACCACACCTGCCGATGCGCGTGCGCAGCTGGAGGCGATGAAGTCACCCGAGAGCGAGTATAGCAAAGCACAGGTGCGGGCGCGCGAGACGGGTGATCGCGCACAATTCAACGAGCTTCACAAGTCATATCTGCGCCTTTCCAAGATCGCCGCGTCCTGATCGGAGCATCGGATCGTTGCCCTAAATCTGCCCCGTGCGCACAATGCACGGGGCAGATTGTGTGTTTATGCTTGACATGCGCCGGTTAATCTCGGATCAAATGATCCCTGACGGGTGACCCTTCGCTTGAGGGTCCGTCTGATCCGGGTAAGTCCCGGCGGCCGAGATCCCCGAATGGATCAGGTGCGGGTCCGGCAACAGTCGGGCGACCCCTCCGAAAATCACAAACACTTTGTAATTTTTCGCAGGAGGGGCACCAATGTCCTTTGATCGTCTGGTGGAAGCCCACCACAAACTGACCTACAGCAACAGCGTCGCCATGGTGGCCCAGCAGATGCGCAATCCTTTGCGCGCGGCGGTGACTACCAAGCCGTGCACGGGCGAAGCGCACGCGGCCTCCGATCTTCTCGGCACGGGTGAATATGTCATTGGCGAGGATCGCACCCGCCGTAACACCGAAAACCCGCTGCAACGCTCGCGCCGCTGGCTGGTGCGCCCGCAGGAAATCAAGAGCGGGCAATATATCGACGAAGAAGACAAGTTCGATATGGCAATGGATCCCACATCCGATCTGCTGCGGGCGCATACCGTCATGGTCGAGCGCGGCGTTGCCGACACCATTCTCGGCATTCGTCCCTCGGGCGGCACATTTGAGGTGACCGAAAGCGGCGTTCTTGGCCGGGCCGTGTCGGGCAAGCGCAAAGAAACCACGTCTGACCTTCCGGCGGCGCAATATGAGCCTGCGGCCAGCACGGGCCTGACGCAGGCCAAGCTGCGCGCGGTGAAGAAAAAGCTTCGCAAGGCGGAGTTCGGCATGGAAACGGATGATCCCTTCTATGCGGCGATCACACCCGAGCAGGAAGATGACCTTCTTGCCATCGTGGTTGCCACAGGAGCAAGCCTGAATGCGTTCAGCATCGAGCAGTTGCGCAGTGGCAAGCCCACCTCGCTGATGGGGTTCGAGTGGATCATGACCAACCGCCTGCCGGTCGATAGTTCAGGCAACCGCCTGATCCCCGTCTGGGCCAAGTCCAACATTGTTCTGGGCGTCTGGAAAGATGTCTATGGCAAGATGTGGAATGATGGCTCCGCCGAGGAAGCGCCGGTCATCAAAGTGGGTGCGCGCGTCGATTGCGTGCGCGTGCAGGACGAGGGCGTGCGCGTCATTCGCTGCGTCGAAAGCTGATCTTGCTGGCCGGTTTGATCCCGGCCTGCACCCCTTTCCCGAAGCTTAAAGGAGGGCTCAAAAATGCCCGTAGTCAACAAGAAGTCAAATCTGATCCACGATTACCTCGATGACAGCTCCGCGCAGCCGGATCCCGCCCTCGCGCGGGGCCGCTACATCGCTGCAACAGGCACTGTCGCCAATGCGTCGGATGACAGCAACGCCTCGATGTTTCATCTTGCGGATATCCCCGCCGATGCGATCCTGCACGAGGACACGTTCTTCGATGTGCAGGCATGGGGGTTCGCGCAAGTCGTGATCGGCACCAAGGGCGATACCGACGCTCTGCTCGATGTGGCCAAGTCCGCTGCCAACATGCGGAACCCCATCGCCCAGGGCGATGCCAATCACGGCCTGCGGCTGTGGGAAGTCCTGGGCCTTGCGGCCAGCCCGGGCGGCAATATCGCGCTCTATGCCCATGCAGAGGCAAATGCGACGGGTGCTGGTAGTATGCCGTTTCGCATCGCGTATCTCTACCACTGATACGCCTCCGCGCGGGGGCCGCATCCGGCCCCCGCCATCCCCCACCGGAGGCCAATTATGACGCCTGATCCTATTGCCACAAGCACGATAGCGCAGCGGGCTTTTGCTGCGATGGAGTTGGCGCCGATCAGCTCTTACGGAGATGAGAGCGATCAGGCGCGCGCGGCGCGGGAGCATTATCCCGCCGCCCTGGATGAGGTGCTGGAGCATTACGACTGGAGTTTTGCGCGGCAGATTTTCCGCCTGCCGATGGTCGCGCCCGCACCCGGCGAGGTGATCGATCCAGTTCTGCGCCATGCCTTCCGGCTTCCGGGCGATCTTCTGGCCCTGCGCCATGTGTACGGCGGAGACAAGGCCGCCTGGCGGATCGATGGTGATCTGCTGCGCTCGGCGCTGCAAGCCCAGCCGGTGATCCGCGCCACGATGCGCCCACTGCGCGAGGCTGATATGCCCGCGCTGTTCCGGGCGGCTGTCGCGCTTCAGCTTGCGGTCACGCTGTCGGCACGTTTTGTCACAACCCGGACCAAGCGGGTCGATCTCAAGGCCGATCTGGCCGATGCAATCTATGCGGCCAAGGAGCATGATGCGCACACCGCCAGCGCGGCGCGGATGGACGGCCTGCCAGAGCAGCCGGACTGGGCGCGTGAGGCGATCCTGTGACCCAGACGCGCCCGGTCCAGAATGCGTTTTCCAGCGGCGAGATAGATCCGGCGCTTCAGTCTCGCAACGATTTTCAGCGTTTTCAGACAGGGCTGGCTCAGTGCAGGGGTTTCGTGCCGATGCGGCAGGGCGGGTTTACCCGCGCGCCCGGTACGATCTGGCGCGGCACCACCCGCAACAACCTGCCTGCCCGACGCATCCCGTTTCAGTTTGCGGTCAACGACAGTGTCGGGCTGGAATTCACTAATGGCATGATGCGCGTCTGGCGCTATGGCGCCCTGGTGGATGCGGCGGATGGCGGTATCTATGAATTGGCGACGCCTTACACCGAGGCCGATCTGCCCAATCTCGATTATGTGCAGCAAGGAGATGCAATCTACATGGTCGACGGGCGCCAGCCGATGCAGGTGCTCAGGCGGTCTGCCTTGAACCAGTGGGCCATCGGCCCTGCTGATCTGCCCAGCGGGCCGTTCCGCCCTCAGAACCTGACGGAAAACGTCACGATCCAATGCTCGGAGGTTTCGGGCAGCTTGATTGCGTGGCAGCCGAACGAAACACTGACTGTAACGGATATGCGGAAAAACGGCGCGCGTGTTTATCGGCTGACCGGAGCGACCATGAACGACGAGGCCGTGACCGAGGTGAGCAGCGATGTCACGCCGCCCACGCACAGCTCGGGTGCAGTCTCGATCACTTACACCAGAACAGTTCCTGTGGATGTTACAAATACCTTCGTTCTCACATGGACCTATCTTTTCAGCACGCCGTCTGAAGGCACAATCGATCTGTCCGGGGCGGGCAATCCGTTTCGAAGCGATCATGTCGGTACGCTGTTTCGGTTCGAACCCACGGATTTTGGCAGTATTCCGATCTGGGTCGGCAATGCCGCTGCCAGCGTCGACGATCTCGTGCGGTATGACGGCAAAATATATCGGCTGACTGCGGGTGACAATACAGGCGTAAACCCGCCCATCCACGCGGGCGGGTCGGTCAGAACGGATGCGTCGAAGCCCACGGAATATGCGTTCGTTTCCGATGAGGTCGGTATCGTTCGCATTACGTCGGTGACCAACGGCAACACGGCTGAGGGGGTTGTGCTCAAGACCATTCCGCAACCGTGCATCAATGAGCCGACATATCGCTGGTCCGAGGGGGCTTGGTCCGAAAGTCATGGCTATCCAAAGGCGTTGGCCTCCTACCGGCAGCGCATGTATGCGGCAAATTCTCTCGGTGGCCCGCGCACATTATGGGCATCGGCTATAGGTCTGTTCACGGATTTTGAGCCAAGTGTCGAGGCGGATGGATCTTTCGCCTATACGATCGAGGGCGAGGGCTCGCGCAATGAGATCGTATGGTTGCGCGCAGGGCAGCGCGGCATTTACATTGGCGCTCTTGGGGAGGTCTATCTCGGGTTTTCCGCCGCGGCAGGCGAGGCAATAGGGCCGACAACATTCGATATCGAGATGGTGTCAAATGACGGCGTAGCCTCCACTCCGCCTGTCATCCCCTTCGGCTTTCCGATTTACATCACGCGTGACGGAACGCGCGTCAACGAAATACGCTACAGCTTCGAGACGGATGGCAGCAAGCCGGTTGAGCTGACCCTGCCCTCGCGCCATTTAGGTGTCTCCCCCTTTCAGCAAATTCAATGGCAGTCCGCGCCTGATCGCCATTTCTGGATGTTCCGCGCCGATGGTGTGGGCATCTGCGGTGTGTACGACCCTGATCAGGATGTTCTTGGATGGGCGCCCTACCCGGTGGCAGACGGTATCATCGAGGGCATCGATGTGACGTCAAGCCAG